ATATCCGTGTTTGCGCAGCTTCTCATAGGTCAGCACCCGGTCGGGGCGGCCGTGCGTCAGAATGAACGCGACGAACCCGTTATGCCTCATTGCCATACTCCCGTGTGTATTCGTTTCGTATTTCGTCCGACAAACGGATGTAGCCCTTTTCGATGGCTTTGCCGAAGTCGATAATGACCAGCGCCGAATCTTCCATAAGCTCCTGCATTTCTTTCGAGGCGTGTGCGTAGTAGTCGGCAATCTTGGCGTAGTCGAACACCGTATGCCGTGCGGCAGCCTGCCGCAGGAACTCTTTTTCGTCGGGCGATACGTTCGACGCCTCGATCTTTGCCAGCAGTTCGTCGGTTCGGCCGCTGTCGGTCAGCGTCGATAAGTCCGGTTTTTCGTTCTTCGGCTCGTAGACGGGCGACGTGATTTTGTGCGTGTAGTGCTCGTCGGCTTCCCCGTCGCCGCCACAGCGTCGCCCTGTTATATCGTTAGGGTCGATACCATTTGCCGCGGCCAACGCCTCGATGGCCGATTTTGGGAGCAGGTCGATGTCGAAACCATCGTCGATGATCGCCGCGATGTCGTACTCGTTCGCCAACATGTCAATATCGAACGTGCCGAACGATAGGTTGTCTTTGATGATGAACTGCTGTTGCTCGTCTTCGTCGAGTTCCGAGGCGTAAAGCGTCGGCACGGTCGGGTGCATCTGCCATTCGCGCCAGTAGTTCAGCAGCGCGGATTGTTTCGCCTCGTCGAAATGCCGGAACCGATACGACGCCCGCAAGATTTC